GCTAGGAACAAGTCCTACCTTGATGGACGTTGCTTCAAGTTCGGTGTTGTCAACCTTGATTGCGAGGAAGTGTCCGGGGCCTGCAAGAGGTCCGCTTGCCCAACCCTCGTTGTACTTTAACTTACCGAAGATTGTTCCTGCACCGATATTCACGTCAGACTGTAAATCAGATACGGTCTTGCCGAGTACGACAGTGCTCCCACTTTCGGCCTCAATGGGAGCGCTCGTCAGTTTCCCAGGGTCACGTTGAACTGAAGTGCGTCCTTCTTCTTGTTGAGGATGAACGCGTCTTCAAAACTCTCCTCGTAATAGTAGTACTTGCCTTCCGAAAGTGCGGTAGGCTCGTCCAGGTCTGCAAACGTATAGCTTACAGGGGTGATAACTGCGAGCGGATGAACGAGAGCCATGTTAATCTGGCCTGCGCCTTCTGCGGGCTCCCAACCTTCTGAGAAGTTGTATGCGGTCTTCATGAGCTCTGCGGGAACAGGGATAACCGCAACACCGTCAAGCGACTCTACCTCGCGCTTGATGCCGTTTACCGAAGACTGAACTGACCAGCTTCTGCTGATGCCAGCTGCGTTCTTGAGCATGTTCTTTACTTCGAATGTGCAGTACAGGATTCTGCCTTCGCGAGGAACGCGAGCGTTATCCATGTTGAGCATCATGGTATCGAACTTCGCAAGAACGTTCGCAGCAGTAGGTGCAACGGTATCTGCGGTCATGGACTGCTGTGTCCAATCGTAGTAAATCTTCGAAATGGTGTATGCGTCCATCTCAGGGAACTTCTGCTCCTCGTTGAAAACGCGGGTGATGTTCGCGATAGTCGCTACCATGTTGGTCTGGTCGATGTCCTTGGGGTGAACGAGAGTAGACCACTTACGCTGATTGGTGAGTGTCTTCTGCTCCCAGTCGTTGTCGTAGTTTCTCTGTGCAGTACCGATGCTGTCACGAGACGCATTGGTACGTCCGGTTGTTGCAATCGAAGGGATTTCGATTGTCTTTGCGCCCGTCCAACGGAACCTGCCGTTGTTGGGTGTTGCGTAAAGTGCTCCGAAATACAGTTTGTACGGGAACATCTGCGAAAGCGCCTGCCCGTAATTGACTGCATACTTTAAAGCATTAGCCATAGTTTTGTCCTCCTAATAATTTTAATTGATGTTGAAACCATAAGCCGCTAAAAACGGATTGGTTTCGGGTGCTGAACCCTGTGCGCCCGGTGTAGGCGGCTGAATGAACGTAGGAAGTGGATCCTTCTTTCCAGGGTCTTCCTTCTCTTCTTCGAAAGCCTTTGCATTGGCTTCCTTGTACGTTTTCATGAAGTCATCTGCACCGATGATTTTCTTGTCCTCAAGTTTAAGTCCCTTTGCGATAAGCTGACTTTCGAAGTCGCGCTTTGCAGCTTCGCTTGTAAACTTGAGACCGCCGGCATACTCTTTGACTGCAAACTCATAAGCCTGTGTCGAAAGTTTTGTTTCGTAGTCTTTCTTCGCTGTGTCGTAATCGCCCTGTAACTTCGTTAACTTCTCGGTTAACTCGGTGAGCTTTGTCTGGCTATCAGCATCGCCGGATTCAACCTGCTTTTTGAGTGCTGATAAGTCCTTGTCACGTGTGGTAATCTGTCCTTTAAGTTCTGTAATCTGAGTGTCGCGTGTTTCCACCGCATCATCATACTTCTTCTTATCGACATAATTACCTGTTGATAAGTCTGCGAGTTTTAAGCCTTTTTCGGCTACTTTCGCCTGGAGCTGTTCAAATGTGAGAGCAGCATCACCAAAGAGTTCCTTTAAGAAATCCATAATTTACCTCCTACATCCATGAATGGTTTAATTTGTAAATGCGTATTCCCATCTACGCTTGAATGTGCATGAATTTTAATGCCGTCATGCTGGGCTTTTGTTAACTTTATAATACAATATTTCCAAGCATTTGTAAATACCCAATCTTAAATATTTTTGGTAATTTTATTGCTCTGGTTTGAACGCTCTAACGTGGTTTGTTCGTCCGAGGTTTTTCCGGAAAACATTGACTGTAATTCCAGGTCACGTTTCTGCTGTTCATATATCTTGTTGAGTGCTTCGATTGCCTGTGCTTCGGTTTCGCCGTTCCACTTCATCCTGTACTCAACCTTCGACATAAGTCCTGCCTGAACATCGAGTAAATCGACCTGACGTTCTGCGTCCTTGTCAACGATTATAGAATCGTCCCAAGATATCGCTAATTCGTACTCACCGGGACTTGTAATTTTATACAAGTCGCAGTAGAAGTTCATTATCGTAAGTGTTGACTCCAGAACGCGACCCAGCTCATCCTGAACCTCGCGGTTTGCTGCGTAAGTTCTCTGCTTGATGATTTTCAGCTCAGTTGCAGTCCTTGCCTCTGAATAAATTACGAACGAAAGCGAACCACGGCTCAAATTGCACACATCCTCGATATGAACAAGGATATTGTTCAGACCGTTGATGATACTGTTGTCACGGAGCTCTGGACTGAATACGTTATACATATTTTCGTCACCGAGGTCGAGGTTTCGCCGGTAGAGCCTGTCTTGCAATTTAGGCAGTACAATTTTCTCTTTACCCTTTTCGTCTTTATAGTAATTGAGCGCCGTCCTGTCAACATCAACTGCTAACTGACCTCCTTCAAACTCCCACATAAGGTTTGCATACTGTTTGTCTGCGTCTTCGATTAAATCAACTGCACGAGAGAAACCGCTCACACCGAGGGGACTTTCTAAGTCGGTGTTGTTCGCCTGAGGCATCTTAAAGTAAGTAAACAGCATTTTGTCGGTATCGATATAAACATCCGGTGCAAGTAACGCCCAATCGTTCACATCTGTGAGGGGTATCGGTGTGCCTAACTCGGTATCGTTGAAACTGTATGTTCCAGCGGACGAATCCTTGACATAAGCACTGTTTGTGACACGCAGTTTATACCCCTGTTCTGTGGGAACAAGTGTATGACGTTCAAGCTTGCTATAAACCTTGTCTGTCGTAACTATGCGGTCGATAAATGCTGCGTCTGTAATTTCTTTGTCCGGAGAAAAGCTTAACGGATAAAAATGGTCTGCATGAGTGTACGTGACGTGCATCTCATACTTACCTGCGTTCGCGGTCACATACGGCTTAACAACCAAACCGCCAAGAGCAATGCCGAACTCCAGTTCTGTACGAATTGAAGCTATGACTTTATTGAACTCCTTTTTGAGATACTTAGCTCGGTCATTGTCGCCTGTGATTTTGACGCCCATCTCGAGTGTAGCCATGCGAGCCTGTTCGCTTGCAATCATAGACGCGATTTGTAACGATTTTACCGCGCCGGGCCCGCCATTCCATGCACCCTGACCTTGATAAACGTCTTTCCAAATACCGATTTTGTCCCGCATCTCCGAAGAAATTGCCGGCTGAACCTGTAAAACCTGTGCAATGTCAGTAGGTGAAATCATCTTCCTAAATACTCCTTTCACAAAGTCAAAGAATTTCATATCCATTATCCTTTCTTTGTTGTTTTACCACTAATTTAAGTATAACATCTAAGCCTCAAAATAACAATCCTTTATTGACCTTTCTTTTTCCAATACGAATTTGTAGCATAACGCGTAGCATCGATTGAGTGGTTGTCCTTGTCCGGGAACGCACTTATGATTTTGCCGGTCTTGTCACGCTCATACTCATACTTCACAAATTCATCGTAAGTTTCCGGGCATCGGTACTTATCAATATAGATGTGTCTCAATGACTGCAACCACTTAATGCCGTATCTGACCGATTCAGGTCCTTTTTCGGCAGGGCGCATGAACGTTCCGTAAGCTCTGAAATCTGCAATCGATTTAGGGTCGGCACTATCTGCGGTTATCAGCTCATTCATGTCCATTAACGGTGCATCGTAAAACTCTCTTTTCTCAATGTTCCCTTCTCTTACCCACCGCGACTTCGTAAAGTGGTTTTCCTGATAAAGGTACTCAAAAAGCGCAGGGTTGGTTTCTTTCTTGGCACGATGTTCTGCGAAAATGTACAAATCTCGTCTGGTAACGTCCAAATGACACTTGACATAAGCATTAGGGTCGTTTGCAAAACCCCAATCCAGACCGTTCAATACGTGGTCAAACTCACAAATCATCGAATCTGGCATCTCTAAATGTTCGACATTATCAAAAACATTGCCTCCCGTACCTACCGGAATACCCATATACTCATTTTCGTAAGCACGCGGATTTGTTTGCTGTAAATATTCAGCTTCGTCTATGAACTGCTGTCCCAGCCATTCCTGCGGTACATCTAAATAAGTAGTGCGAACAACAAGAGTATCTTTCTGTCTATTCCTTTCACAATCCTCCGTAAACTCATTAGCCCAATTATTGATTGATATAGGAGGGTTGTAAGACATGAAATTCCAATAAATAGGCCCGCCACGCATTGTTGACTGCTGAGCTTTACGAATTTGCTGCTCTCCATCGAATTGGTCTAATTCCTCCCACCACGTTATCCCAATATAACCAAAAGGAAGTTTAATAGACTTAACCTTGCCTGGGTCATCCATACCCAAAAACAGTATCTTCTGCCCTGTCGGTTTATAAATGATTTCCAGCGGATTAGAATGAAAAATGAAATAGTCTTGAAGTCCTAAATCATAAATGCCCCA